ACATCTTTCTCCCGTCCGTCCGAATCGCTCTTTTCCTCGCCATTTTGATACTTCCAGACATTCTGCCTGCCATTCAAGAGCCGTTTTAAGTTAATGACATTGGAATATGAGTGCATCTGAACGCCGTGCTGAAATTATGCGGATTTTGGTTGGAAGACGAAAGTGCTATCTGTCTGATTTAGCACAGGAACTTGATGTTTCAAAAAGAACCATTCAGAGAGACGTTCAGACACTTGTATTACAATACCCTCTTGAAAGTATTCATGGAAACGGCGGCGGAATTCGTCTTGCAGATTGGTATCATCCACATCGAAATATTCTGTCACAAGAGCAAATTCGAACGCTGCGAGAATTAAGTTCTTATGCGGATGAACAGCAAAAGAAGATTGTACAACAGATCATTTCTGCCTATGGAACGAATACATATTGTTCAGTTTGGAAAACGAAGGAGTGAAACCAAATGAAAACCCTCATAGATGTCCTTGCAGCACTCGGCAATTTTGTAAAGGTCGCATCAGAGTGGGCAGAAAGTGCTTCCAAAGCGGAAGTGGAGACGTTTACACAGATTTATCCACAAAAAGAAGAAGCGGTCAAAAAAGCAGTAGAAAAGCCGGTCACACTGGAAGAAGTCCGCAGCGTTCTGGCAAATCTGTCCCGCAGCGGACAAAAGGAAACGGTGCTGAAACTGCTGCAAAAGTACGGCGGCAGCCGATTGTCTGAAGTTCCGCCAGAGCGGTACGCTGCACTGTTCGCAGATGCACAGGAGGCAGCCCATGCCGAGTAAACACGCCGTGCTCTCTGCTTCCTCCAGTTCCCGATGGCTGGCGTGTCCACCGTCTGCACAGCTCTGTGCTGCCCTGCCGGATACCGTGACGGACTACGCCCGGGAAGGCACGTGTGCTCATGAGTTGGCAGAATATAAGGTGCAAAAACTGCTCGGAAATCTGACTCCCAATCCAACGGAGAACTTAGACTTCTACGATGCAGAAATGGAAGACTGCACGGACAGCTATGCTCAGTACATTGCCGAACTGCTGGCAAATCTGCAAGAACCGATTGTTTTAGTGGAACAGCGTTTGGATTTCAGCCGCTACGTTCCGGATGGCTTCGGCACGGGCGATTGTGTGATTGTTGCAGACTCGGTTCTAACTGTCATCGACTTCAAGTATGGCAAGGGCGTGGCGGTATCTGCTGACCACAACTCGCAGATGATGCTTTATGCTCTGGGGGCGTTGGAACTGTTCGATGCTCTCTATGACATTGCAGAAATCCGGATGGTGATTTTTCAGCCGAGAATCCAGAACCTCAGCGAATGCATCATGCCATTGTCGGAGCTGCTGCACTGGGCGGAAACTGAACTGAAACCCAAAGCCGAACTTGCCGCCAAAGGCGAGGGCGAATTCTCCGCCGGAGAACACTGCCGCTTCTGCAAGCGAAAAGCCACCTGCCGGAAACGGGCGGAATACAATCTGCAGCTTGCAAGATATGATTTCGCAATGCCGGACAAGCTGACCGATGCCGAAATTGAAGCAATTTTGGAAACTGCTGACCAGCTGGTTGCATGGGCTTCTGATATCAAGGAATACGCCTTGCAGCAGTCCTTACAGGGGAAAACGTGGAAGAATTGGAAGCTGGTTGAAGGCAGAGCCAGACGAGCATATTGCAGTGAAACTGCAGCAGCGGAGGCGGTACAAGCTGCTGGATTCGACCCATACGAACATAAGGTACTGGGCATTACCGCAATGACCAGAATGCTGGGCAAGAAAAAATTTGAAGAATTGTTGGGAGATTTGCTTGTGAAACCACAGGGAAAGCCAACACTTGTTCCGCTATCAGACAAACGACCTGTGTGGAATACTGCAGTACAGCGTTTCCCTCATCATTCCGAAGTCGGACACGAAAACCATCGAGAAGATTCGTGCCGCCATTCAGGCAGCCTACGAGGAAGGTCAAGGCAAGCTGAAAGGCAACAGCAAGTCCGTTCCACCGCTGACTTCCCTCAAGACACCGCTTCGGGACGGCGATTTGGAGCGACCGGACGATGAAGCGTATGCCAACAGCTATTTCGTCAACGCCAATTCTATCACTGCTCCGGGCATCGTGGACGCTGCCTGCCAGCAGATTTTAGACCACAGCGAGATTTACAGCGGTGTCTATGGCAGAGCCAGCATCACCTTCTATGCGTTCAACACCAAAACATCTCGTGGCATTGCCTGTGGCTTGCAGAACGTCCAGAAGATTCGGGATGGCGAGCCGCTGGGCGGTCACAGCCGTGCAGAGGACGACTTTGCAACTGTAGAAGACGAGGATTTTCTGAACTAAGATAGCTGGGCGGACAGCTAGGCGTTATGCTTGGGTGGGTGATTGAGATATGCAAAAATTGATGATTGATTTAGAAACCAAAAGCGACATCGACATTGCCAAATCAGGTGTGTATCGTTATGCAGATTCCCCATATTTTGATATTCTGCTTTTTGCGTATTCCGTGGACGATGCCCCGGTGCAGGTAGTTGACCTTGCCTGCGGCGAACAGCTGCCGGAAGAAATCCTCAACGCTCTGACGGATGACCGCATCCAGAAACATGCCTTCAACGCCAGCTTTGAACGGGTCTGCCTGTCGGTCTGGCTGCGGCGAAACTACCCGGAACAGTTCGTCTCCTACGGTTCGCCGGAGGATGCCTGCGACAACTATCTAAGCCCAAACGCATGGCGGTGCACGATGGTGGCAGCCGCCTATCTGGGCTTGCCGCTGAGCCTTGCCGGCGTTGGAGCAGTCCTGCGGCTGCCGCAGCAGAAAATGTCCGAGGGCAAAGCCTTGATTCGCTATTTCTGCGTGCCGTATGACCATGTAAATGGCATTCCGGTGTTTCATGTTCCGACCGATGCTCCGGAGAAATGGAACGTCTTTCGGGCATACAACCAACGGGATGTGGAAACGGAACAAGCGATTGAACAAAAAATTGCTCGGTTCCCTGTGCCGGAATTTGTCTGGCAGGAGTATGCCCTTGACCAGTCCATCAACGATCGAGGAATACAACTGGATTTGCAGCTGGTGCAGCAAGCAATTCGTATGGACACATTGACAAAGGACAAGCTATTGCATCTACTGAAAAATCTGACCGACTTGGACAATCCGAACTCTGTTCAGCAAATGAAACAATGGCTGGCGGAACATGGACTGGAGTTAGAATCGTTGGGAAAAAAAGAAGTACAGGAACAATTGAAAACCGCTCCGCCGGACTTGCGAGATGTGTTGTTACTGCGACAACAAGTATCAAAATCCTCGGTCAAAAAGTATCAAGCCATGCAGAACGCCGTCTGCTCGGATGGTCGTGCAAGAGGCATGTTTCAGTTCTATGGTGCAAATCGAACAGGTCGAGAGGCTGGTCGTATTATTCAGCTGCAAAACCTGCCACAGAATCACCTTCCCGATTTGGAAGATGCACGGGAGCTTGTGAAGTCTGGCGATTTAGAAGCAGTAGAACTGCTGTATGAAGACGTTCCGGACACGCTGTCACAACTGATTCGGACGGCGTTCGTGCCAAAGCCCGGTTATCAGTTTCTCGTGGCGGATTTCTCGGCGATTGAGGCACGTGTCATTGCTTGGCTTGCCGGAGAAACGTGGCGGATGCAGGCGTTCGCAGACGGAAAAGACATCTACTGTGCTTCGGCTTCTAAGATTTTCGGCGTGCCAGTAGTCAAGCATGGCATCAACGGGCATCTTCGGCAGAAAGGCAAGGTCGCAGAATTGGCGTGTGGCTACGGCGGCTCGGTCGGAGCAATGAAAGCCATGGGTGGATCGGGAATGTCTGATGCGGAACTGAAACAAATTGTGACGGACTGGCGAACTGCTTCTCCACACATTGTGCAATTGTGGTGGGATGTAGAAAATGCTGCCATCAAAGCTGTGCGGGATAAAACCGAAACAGAGACCCACGGCATTCACTTCTCTTATGAATCTGGTTTTCTGTTTATCAAGCTGCTGTCCGGCAGACGGTTGGCATATGTCAAGCCACGCATCGGTGAAAATCGCTTTGGCGGTGATTCTATCACCTATGAGGGCATTGGCACGGGCAGAAAGTGGGAACGCTTGGAAACTTACTCCGGCAAGCTGGTCGAAAACATTGTTCAGGCGACCGCACGAGATCTGCTCTTCTATTCCATGCAGACACTATCACAATACTTCATTGTCGGTCATATTCACGATGAAATGATCATCGAATGCCCGAAAGATACAAAGCTGGAGGAACTCTGCCAGGAGATGGCGAGAACACCAGACTGGGCGAAGGGGCTGCTGCTGCGTGCGGATGGGTATGCGTGCCAGTTTTACAAGAAAGATTGAGGGGGAAAATATATGAACCAATATGATTATAACAACCTTGCCACCTATGCGGCTCTGTCCCGAATCGAACGGGAAACTTGCAACCGGAAGAACGAATCTGCCAGCCGACCGCTGGTATACATCTGTTCTCCCTATTCCCACGGTTGCATGAACACCAACATTGAAAACGCACGGAAATACAGCCGTTTTGCGGTAGAGGCTCACTGTGTGCCCATCACGCCACACTTGCTGTTTCCGCAATTTCTGGATGACCGCTTAGCGGAAGACCGCCAGACCGCAATGTCCCTGAATCAGGTGTTGCTGGAGAAGTGTTCCCAACTGTGGGTGTTTGGCTCTGTGCGGTCAGAGGGCATGCAGCAGGAAATCCAATGGGCAAAACAGCGGCAGATAACCATTCGATATTTCACAGAAGAACTGGAGGAAATAGAGTAATGTATCAATTCCCACAAATGCTGCAAAAATTGATGAAGTGTCATCCAACATACCACAAAAGAATTACACAAAAAGAACTGGCGGAACATGTTGGAGTTCGACCGCAAACAGTCTCTCTGTACCTAAAAAGTGAAACTGCTCCCTCACCGAGGCTTTTATTAAAAATGGCGGATTACTTTTGCGTGTCGACAGATTATCTATTAACTGGGCAAGATGGCGAACAGTCTGGAAAAGCAATCACGATAGGTTCCTTGCGTGATATACAAAAGCAAGTGCGTGGAATTATGTGCCAAACAAACACGCTGATTGCAGAACTGGAGGCAAAAAAATGAAATTTACGCTCTATACAGCAAACTGTACCGGCAATGAAAAGAATGTCCTTTATCCCAACCAAAAGGTCATTACTTCAGAAGCGGATTTGAAAAAAGCTGTTGTCTATGATCATGTCTGTGCTCAGTATGAGAATTTTGCACGCAGTGATGCCAATTTCCTGCTGTCTGATGTAGTACCCATGGATTGTGACAACGACCATTCAGACGACCCGAAAGACTGGATCACGCCTGAAATGCTGATGAACAGCTTAGGAGATGTTGCATTTGCAGTGACCTACAGCCGTCATCATATGCTGACGAAAGGGAATAAATCCGCAAGACCACGTTTTCATGTGTTTTTCCCGACAGCACCCTGCAACGATACAAATTCCCATAAGGCGATAAAGCAGAAAATCCATAAGGAACTGCCGTTTTTTGATGGGAATGCACTGGATGCCTCACGTTTTCTTTTTGGCTGTCCGAGTGATGTTGTATGGCACGAAGGCAGTCTTTCCATTGAGGACTGGCTTACACTGATGAAGTCAAATCGTAACATTCCGCAGGGACAGCGTAACAGCACAATGTCACGCATGGCTGGAAAGCTTGTAAAGCGTTTTGGTGTGACTGAGGAAAGTTATCAGAAGTTCCTGGAAAAAGCAGCAGAATGCGAACCGCCGCTACCGGATGAAGAACTGGAAACCATCTGGCACAGTGCCTGCAAATTCGGCAAAAAAGTAACCTCGCAGGAAGGATATATTTCCCCTGAAGCATATGGCAAACAGTCCCTGATTCCCGATGATTTTTCGGACGTTGGAGAGGCTCGCACATTTGTAGAAGGCTTTTCAGATGAGGTGGCGTTTACTATTGCGACCGATTATCTTCGCTACAACGGAACCTACTGGGAGGAGTCAGAACACGCCGTCACCCTTGCCATGATTGAACATACAGACGTACAGCTGGCAGAGGCGGAAAAGCAGGTGGAAGCGTCACTTCTGAAACTGGAAAGCCTTGGTGTTGCAAGAGATGCAGCAATCAACGGCGGCAAAAAGTTTCGGGATAGTCTGGACGAGGAACAGAACGCCGCATACAAGGAGTATCAGTACTATGCCACTTTCAAGGCATTCGTGATGAAATACCGCCATGTTCGCAGTATGACCAATGCACTGGATGCCGCAAAGCCGCTGGTTCTCCACAATCCAGAAGCCCTTGACAGCAATCCAATGCTCTTAAATACTCCGGGTGGAACTTACTATCTGCCCGAAGGATTGAATGGCTGGAAGCCTACAGACCCTGCCGACCTCTTAACGAAAGTGACGGCGGTCGTTCCAAGTGATGCCGGTAAGGATTTGTGGGAGGATGCGTTGCAGCTGTTCTTCTGCGGTGACCAGAGTTTGATTGACTATGTGCAGATGATTTGCGGACTTTGCATTGTGGGCAAGGTGTACTTGGAGGCGATGATTATTGCCTACGGTGACGGACGAAACGGAAAATCAACGTTCTGGAATGTCATCTACAAGGTTCTGGGAAGTTACAGCGGAAACATTTCAGCGGATGCACTGACCGTCAATTGTAAGAGAAACGTGAAGCCGGAGATGGCGGAACTCAAGGGAAAACGGATGATTATTGCGGCAGAATTGCAGGAAGGAATGCGATTGAATACCAGTGTGGTAAAACAGCTCTGTTCCACTGACCCGATTTTTGCCGAAAAGAAATTCAAAGCACCATTCCACTTTGAACCTTCACATACTTTGGTGCTGTATACCAATCATCTTCCGAAGGTTGGTGCATCGGATGATGGCACGTGGAGAAGATTGATTGTGATCCCGTTTCACGCAAAAATTCAGGGTTCTAAGGATATCAAAAACTACACGCAGCACTTGGTAGATAACGCAGGTGGTGCGGTACTTTCATGGCTGATTGAAGGTGCAAGAAAGGTCATTGCGGCAAACTATCAGATCAACAGACCGCAGTGTGTTCTTGATGCAATTGGAGCCTATCGGGAAGGCAATGACTGGCTTGGCAATTTCATCAATGAGTGTTGTGAAGTGGATAAAAGCTATCAGGAAAAGTCCGGAGAACTATATCGGCACTATCGTGAATACTGTCTTGAAAATGGTGAGTTTGTTCGCAGCACATCAGATTTCTATTCTGCTTTGGAACAGGCTGGGTACAAACGTAAGAGAACAACACAGTGTAATGTGATTATGGGACTTTGCATCAAATTCGATTTTCTTGACTAAAAGTATGTTTTTGACTTCCACTTTATAAAATCGACTTCCACTTTTAAGGTCAAAAAACACCGAAATATAGGGAAAGTGGAAGTCATAGGAACTCATATACAGACTTTACGCAGGCGAGAAAAAAAGTAAAATTTTTCTCTATATATAAGGTTTGTATTTGACTTCCTATGACCTCCATTTTCTCGAAAAACAGGGAGAATCCATGCGAGAAAAAATAATTGAAGAAAAACTCACAAAGGCAGTAAAGCAAAATGGCGGTGTGTGTTGGAAATTCACGTCTCCCGGAACGGCAGGCGTTCCAGACCGCATCGTATTGATGCCCGGCGGTAGAATTGCATTTGTGGAAGTGAAAGCACCCGGAGAGAAACCCAGACCGCTTCAACTTTCCCGGCATAAACTTCTGAGGCGATTGGGTTTTCTGGTTTACGTCTTGGATGCTTGTGAGGGCATCGAAAAAATCATCTCGGAGGTGAAAAGCGATGGAACTGCATGATTATCAGAAATATACTGTTCGATTTATCGAAGAACATCCAATCGCAGCACTCTTTCTGGATATGGGACTTGGTAAAACGATTACAACACTGACCGCAATCCACAATTTGATGTTTGATTTGTTTGTGGTCAGAAAGGTTCTGATTATTGCACCGTTGCGAGTTGCACGGGATACCTGGTCTGCTGAAATTGAAAAATGGGAGCACTTGAAACCGCTGCGATACAGCGTAGCGGTCGGCACAGAGGAAGAACGCATTGCAGCTATAAAGGCAGAGGCTGACATCTACATCATCAATCGGGAGAACCTCGACTGGCTCGTCAACAATACGAAGTTCGATTATGACATGGTGGTGATTGACGAACTGAGTTCGTTTAAGAATCATCAGAGCAAACGCTTCAAAGCCCTGATGAAAGTTCGACCGAATGTGAAACGCATCGTGGGGCTGACTGGAACTCCTGCCAGCAATGGCTTGATGGATTTATGGGCAGAATTTCGTCTGCTGGATATGGGGCAGCGGCTCGGCAGATTCATCGGGCAGTACCGGAATGCCTACTTCAAGCCAGACAAGCAGAACGGCTATCTCGTGTATTCCTACAAACCCCTGCCCGATGCCGAAGAACGGATCTACGAAAAAATATCGGACGTCACTGTTTCGATGAAAGCCATCGACCACCTGCACATGCCGGAATTACTTTCCAACGAATATCCCGTGCAGCTGTCCGACACGGAGCAAGAAACCTACAAGCGGTTCAAGTCTGAATTGATTCTGGAGATGCAGGACACTGAAATCACCGCCGCCAACGCTGCAAGTCTATCCAACAAACTTTCCCAGCTGGCGAATGGAGCAGTGTATGACGACACCGGAGCGGTGATTCCCATTCACAACCGAAAGCTGGATGCACTGGAGGACTTGATAGAGACGGCCAACGGCAAGCCCGTTCTAGTGGCATACTGGTTCAAGCATGACCGAACAAGAATTGCGGAACGCCTGCAACGGTTACAGGTTTCCTATCAGGAAATCCAGTCCTCTGACAGTATTCGGAACTGGAACGCCGGAAGGCTGCAAGTTGGTCTGCTGCACCCGGCCTCCGCCGGGCATGGCTTGAATTTGCAGGCAGGCGGAAATGTGTTGGTGTGGTTCGGACTGACCTGGAGTTTAGAACTCTACCAGCAGACCAACGCCAGACTGTGGCGGCAGGGGCAGCAGTCCGAAACGGTTGTCATTCAACATCTCATCACCAAGGGTACGATTGACGAACGTATCTTGAAAGCCCTGACTCGAAAGGAACAAACCCAGACCGCTTTGATGACTGCTGTGCGTGCTGAAATTGTGAGGGAGGAAAATGCATGAATCCAAAAGCATACATGGAAGAGGCAGAACGCCTCCGCCACCGAATTTTTCGGAAAGAGCATGAGATCGATTGCATACGACAATCTGCTGAGGGTATGGTTGGAAAAGGTGGAGATTCCCCTAAAACAGTTTCTCCAGAACCACACAAGATGGAAATTGCTGTAGAAAAAATTTTGTCATTGGAAGAAGAAATCGAAGAAACCAAAATGGAACTTCAACATTTGATGCATGAAATGCGGAAACAGATTCAGAAGGTCGCAGATGCAGATGCCCGTGATCTTCTTACAAAACGGTATCTGGAGTTTAAGCCATGGAAAGTGGTGGCAAGTGAATTAGACTATAGCGTACAGCATATTTACTACCTCCACAATAAAGCACTTGAAAAGTTAAGAGTTCATCAGAGTTCATAAGACTTGATAAGAGCTTTATGGTATGCTATACTGTATCATAGCAAAGAATAAAACGAGAGCCGCCATGGAATCATCCGAGGCGGCTTTTTGTGTCCGGAGGTGAACCTTATGCCGAAGAAATGTAAGAAACCCTGCAAGCATCCCGGCTGTCCGAAACTGACCGAAGGTGCGTACTGCGACGAACACAAGCCCTTGCACCCAGACCGACCGTCTGCCGCCAAGCGTGGATACGGCAGCAGGTGGCAGAGACTCAGCAAAGCGTATCTCCACCGGCATCCTTTGTGTGTGCGGTGCAAAGCACAGGGACGGTTCACGGCAGCGACCGTGGTCGACCATATCATTCCTCACCGTGGTGATCCGCATCTGATGTGGGATGAAAGCAACTGGCAGGCTCTCTGTAAGCCCTGCCACGACCGCAAGACATGGACGGAAGACCGAAATCCCGTCTATCGGTATTAATTGTGTCTGAAATGCTGCCGGTGGGGGGATAAAAATCTCTAATTGTGAATTTTTTACAGACCGGCGTTCCCTCTCACGCACAAAAACCAAGGTTCAAATGGGGGATTAACCCCGAAAATATGCAAACAAGCCGAAACCTACGCAGTTTCGGCTATTTTTCTCTCAAAAGGCAGGTGAAATCAGATGGCAAAGGACGGCACAAGAAGAGGCGGCAGACGAGTTCGTGCAGGCGATAAGCCGAAAGCCCTCTCCGACAAAATCGCAGAGGGCAAGGATGCAGATATTATAGAATTTCATGCTCCGGAATTGGACGCAGCTGATCTGGACGATGCCGCTGATTTGACCGGTGCGGATATGCCAAGCCCCAGTGCATACTTGTCTGCCCAGCAGAAGAACGGAAAACCGCTGGGAGCAGACATTGTGTACAAAGAAACGTGGCTTTGGCTGAAACAGCGTGGCTGTGAAAAGCACGTCAACAAACGGCTGCTGGAAAGCTACTCACAGGCATTCGCCCGATTTGTACAGTGTGAAGAAGCCCTCAGTACCTATGGACTGCTGGGAAAGCACCCGACCACCGGCGGCGTTATTGCCTCCCCGTTTGTGCAGATGAGCCAGACATTTCAGAAACAGGCAAACTTGCTCTGGTATGAGATTTTCGATATTGTGAAACAGAACTGCACGACCAAATTTGACGGCACACCGCAGGACGATTTGATGGAACAGCTTCTGAGCAGCAGAAAGTGAGAAATACATGAAAGCAGATACCCAGTTCTGGCGAGATCTGAAAGCCAATCGCCAGAAGATGACCAAACAGCAATACAGAACCATTAAGGGACAGGCAGTCAGCGGAAAAGTGCTGGACGCCAGAAAAGGCTTACAGAAAGTTTTGAAGCGGAGGAATGGAGCATGACTACAACTACAGAATTTCAGCTTGTTGACATCAACAAGTTAGTCCCCTATGCGAATAATGCCAGAACGCACAACAAGGAACAGATCCTGAAACTTCGCTCTTCCCTTCGTGAGTTTGGATTTGTCAATCCGGTCATTATCGACCGGGAATACAATGTGCTGGCTGGACATGGACGCATTATGGCGGCAAAAGAAGAAGGCATTGCAGAAGTCCCCTGTGTGTATGCCGACCATCTGACAGAAGCACAGAAGAAAGCGTATATTCTTGCTGACAACCGGATGGCGTTAGATGCCGGCTGGGACGAAGAACTGCTTGCTGTTGAGATGGAAGAGTTGCAGAATCTCGGATTTGACCTGGGTTTGACTGGTTTCGATGAATCTGAAATTGCTGACCTTTTCGACATTAACAGTGATGAAGCAAAACAGGATGATTTTGATGTGGATGCAGAACTGGAAAAGCCCTGCAAATCCAAAACAGGTGACATCTGGCATCTTGGAAAGCATACCGTTATCTGTGATGATTCCACTTTGCCGGAAACCTATACAGCACTTCTTGGAGACACAAAAGTAAATCTTGTTTGCACAGACCCGCCGTATCTTGTCAAT